AGCAAAATTATAGATGATTTCCTGACCTAAGATCACATTTTATTCTTTTTTCCACTTCAATCTAAGAATTGAGAAAAAAGCAAAACCTTATATTATACCATAAAAAAATTATGCAAGAGGTCTATTTTTTGGATTATCTTCCCAATCGGATTCTTTTAATCCGTAATCTCTTAAAGAGACTAGGGGGATTACCACCGAGTTGGGGTTGTAGGATTGGCTGGAATTGCCCTGAAGAAAGATCATGCTTGCTCACCTCTCGATACTTTTAGCTTAGTAGCTTTTTCACGAGAGAGCAAACACTAGCCTAGAGTAAGGGTATATACTGTTACTATACACAACCGAACTGCAAGTGATAAGTTATCTGATCGGGGCATATCTCACAGATGTACAGTCTATTTTTACAGGAAGTCACAGCGATCCATTTTCTTCTAGCGAAATATAAAACCTGATCATAAGTCACGAATCTAGAGGCTTGATAATCCTTAATAGGTATCCACACAGTCACGCCGTGAGGATTATTAATGTCTCGTTGATGCGTTCGATAGGCAAATATTGACGTTTTCTTAGTCCGAAAAGGATGAGCATATTTCCCCCCGTAAGAATGATAGCCGTTCTTATTTCGCGTTCGTTTAGACATTTTTGGGTCTGTGCCAAGAATGCACTTTTTTAAAGTCGCCATCTTCATAATATCCATAACAGACTTTTCTAAGGATTATTTTTTTGCCCACGTTGACAATTGGGACAGTGCTATTAGTAATCATAGGAAATCGAGGATTATCGTTTTCTCTAGGCGTATCTTTAGTTAAGATTCGCATTTGATTAAAAAATCTATTAGCCTCGGCAACATCTAAAAACCATCCTTCAATTAAAGGCCGTTTAGCAGGTTGCTCGGAAAAATAGCTACCGAATTGTTTGCCGATGATTTTATAAATTGGCTCAAAGTATTCATTCCAATAATTACCCGGAACTCGCAGGGCATCTATAGGATTTCTCAATTGAGTATGATTTTGATAAGCGGTAACTTTTGGATTTTCTTCTAACACCCAAGAAAATAACAAATAATGCCCCCGTGTTGTCAGGGGAAGGGACGGGTCTGGTAGGAGTACAAGACAATCATCTTCATCAGCAGGACAGATTTTTTTCTGTAGTAAAGCCACTTGAGAATTAACTAATTGCAAGGCTTCCATAGGACTATCAAGGGTAATCTCTCTCTCTCGATAACCTCTCTCTTTTTCTTCCGGCGTGGCATCGGGGGGACAATCTGGCCCTTCTGGATCAGTGCAATCAATACAAGTAATATCAATAAAATCAAATTCTGGGGGAGGCGAGGGATCTTCCTCCAGTAAATCCTTGATTTCTTCGCAGCACTCTAAAATATTTTCGGTATTGCTATTAATAGTTGATGCCAAATTCAAAATCAAACTCACATTAACCGATGTGGTATTAGTTGCATTTAAAATTAATTTTAGATTAGACTGAATATTTGCAAGCAAAGCATTGACATTAAAAATGCTTGAACTGATATTATTAACCGATGACTGAATGCTTGAAATCGAAAAAGTAAGAGAATTAATAGCGGTGCTAATTTGAGAAACGCTTGAAATTAAACTAATTATTCGCTGAGAAACAAGCGATAAATCGTTTTTAATCGATAAAATATTTTGATTAGCAGTAATTACAGTAGATTTAACATCTATGACATTGCTGTTGACTATATCAATTTTTGGATTAATTTGATTAGTTAAGCTGAGAGTATTATTAACGTTTGAATTAATTTGATTGGTTAAATTGGAAGTATTGTTAACATTTACTTCAATCCCTCTCAGAATAGGCAAAGTCACATTTAGCCCATTGTCACATTCAAAATCAAGCTTAAGGATTTCATTAAGGATTTCTTGAGATTTGCCAATAGTTTGAGTGTGATTACTACTTGCTTGCAAGCTAATCGCACGGACTGAATTTTGAATTTCATTGATTATTCTTTGAATATCGCAAAGCATGGAGACACTGGTAGTAATGGAACATTTATCGACTCTTAAATTAGCCGTGAGGACACAGGAAATAGGATTAAAATCAAGGATAATCCGCAGCTAATCGGCTTAGGATCAGCAACATCTCCTTTTTCACCTTTCGGACCGCGCTCACCTTCCGGTCCCCTGCTTCCGCGAAGGCCGTCGCGTCCGGGTCTCCCGTTTCTTCCATTTCTTCCATCCTTCCCATTCCTTCCGTCTATCCCGTTTCTTCCATCTTTCCCATTCCTTCCGTCTATCCCGTTTCTTCCATCCTTCCCGTTTCTTCCATCCTTCCCGTTTCTTCCGGGGTCTCCTTTATCTCCTTTATCTCCTTTATCTCCTTTGTCTCCTTTGTCTCCTTTATCTCCTTTATTTCCTTTATCTCCTTTGTCTCCTTTGTCTCCTTTATCTCCTTTATTTCCTTTGTCTCCTTTGTCTCCTTTTTGCCCGCGCTCACCTTTCGGTCCGAGGCTTCCATCTCCCCCATTCCTTCCGTCCCTCCCCGGCTGACCTGGATCCCCTTTAGGACCCTTAAAAACACAGTTCGCCATAATTAATTAAATATAAAATGAAAATTTCTAACAGAGTATATCCAATCCACGCTTTATCAGATTTATCTAGAAGAATCAAGTAATTAATCATCAATAGGGGAATAAAATTAGCCACAAATACAATCATAACTATTACAGCTTGGTTTATATTTTACGGTTTTCAGCACACACCCAACAGAATCTACACAAGCTATATTACCTCCTAATAATACCTTAATAGCAGTTCCCGGTGGACACTGCTCACATTTTTCCTCGCATTTTCCAAATCTAATTCTAGGCGGTGGACAACTAGGATTATCAGAGCATTCTTTGTATATTTCCGTAGAAAAGGGTAAAGGTGGGGCATCAAGCCAAACGGTAGCACAATTGCCATTATATTCAGTTTTTAGATTCTGAAGAAAGCCAACTATAACTCTTCGGACTAATCGCTCATTTTCAGCTTTAAAATAGCATCTTTCAGGAACTACTATCACCTCTGGACAAACGTCTCTAGTGATTGATAGAATCGTTTGATTGAAAACGTCGAATACTTTAAAAACACAATCAAAATCAGGAACAATATCATTAGTAATATCTATAAAACGCAGTTTATAACTTCTCGACTTGAGCCTAAATTGAAAGAGAGATCCTGGAATATTAAAAGTTACCCATTGATAACTTTGTAATACGCCTTTTAAATCTTGATACTGCACCTCCACACTTGCCAAACCAGAAATGGCCCCACCATAGCAAGTAGAGGGAGAATTATTCATTCGGTAAAATACGGATATTAACCTTCCAGTAAATTGCATATCACTTGTGTCCGTCGGGCGATTGACATGATTTACATCAGCACCTTCTGTACCAGTCTGGCATCCTGGCGCACCGTAAGGCGTGACACTTAGAGAAGCGCTAGAAATAGTAGTATCAAGCTTCCATTTAGATACATAATTTCCTCCCGCTATATTTAATAATTCAATAGTGTATCTATCCCCCGCTATTTCTTGCCAACTTTCTCCCGGATACCTGTAGCGAATTTTCTTAGGCTCCCAGATAGGAGTATTGGCATAAATACAAACGATTCCCTTTAAATCTTTATCCGTAGGCGGTAATAAAGTAGGGGGTGAGAAGATGGGAGCGGTTTGCGTAGGCGGCAGCCGATTAGGACCTGGCGGACAAAAGGGAAAAGGGGCCGGCGGGCGTAAAGGGGGAAGGGGCGGCTTAACTAGCGGGGGAGCATACGGCATTAGAGATTGGCTGCTAGGGGACGTGCGGGGGAAGGATCGGGAGCGTAGATAGTTGTGGTGATCTGATAAGCCACTAAATCCACGCCTGATTCAAAAATGCCATTATCGAGTCCCTTCCCATTTATTTGAGTCAAAAATCTTCGGCCTGCTGTGATTTTCGCCCCTGACTGAGGATTGGTATCTCCCAGAGATTTATCGACCAGCGTATAATTGATCGCCGCTATCCAATCCTCCAAATTATCAGGAGTTGCGGACTGCGAATTAATAGCCTGATCCACATCCTCCCAATCGATTACCAAATATCGCTTAGAAGGGGAAAGGGTAATCGCGCTACCTAATCCCGCTTGAGTATTAGGACCTAAAAAAGTAACTGGAACTCCCATAATTTAAGCCTCAAAAATTTGTTCAATTGCCTTTAAGTTAAAACGATAGGTCGGTCTTTTTTTGCCTATGGATAAATTTCTATAGTGGAAGCCTTGCTTAAGAACTCCCCTTCTAATCCACTCAATTAGTGTATCACTAGATATTCCCAAAGACAAGGAGGTTTCTTTCGTTCCCTTCCATTCTTTACTCAGTGTTTCCATCTTCCTTTTTCTCCGAAAGTAGAATAGTCAGACTCATTAAATCAGACCGATTTAATAGTTCAAGGCTAGTTTCCCCGAACTTGCTAAAGATGAAATCGGATAAGTGATCGCTATCCCATTTTAAGCGATCGCAGTGGGTAACGATCACCTTAATTAATCCCTCCTCGTAGGTTTCCCCGTCGTCAAGTTGTGAAAAGTTTTGATTTTTACCGTTGTTTACCGTTGTCACCGTTGTAACC